AAGCATTTCTCTAACGCCTCTTTCTCTAAAAAGATCAGCAGAATTTATGCCAGCAGAAAAAACTCTTTGTAATTGCTCTGATGTAGTTGCAAAATCTAAACCTGATGCGGCGGCTATATCGCCTGTTATTGCAAGTATTTCGTTTAGTTCATCAGCACTTTTAGAAACAACCGCAAGGTTTGCCGCCCCTCGTTGTATTTCGGCTAGACTAAATGGAACTTGTCCAGCAAATTTAAGTAAACCCTTAAATGCTTTTTCGCCCTCAGCAACAGTGTCAAATAAAAATTTAAATCTAACTTTTAATCGTTCTATTTCTCTTGCAGTGTTTAAAAAATCTCTTCCAATTAAACCAACACCAAGAGCCGCAAAAGCAACTTTTAAATTAAATACAGAACTTTTAAGATTGTTGATTCCTCTAGTGGCAGTAGCCATCGCCATTCTAGTTTTGTCTTTAGCGATAATATCTATATTTACTTTTTTAGTTGCCATCTATTTTTTCATCTTTTGTAATCTTTCTTGTCTATCTCGTTCTTCGTTTTGAAGATTAAAATATGCTAACCACATATTAAACTCTACGACTGACATTTGCAAGATTTCCGAAACTGTCTTATGCAGTTTTTCACCTAAAGCAAATATATTATGTAGTTCTGGATTATTTTTTAGTTTTTTTTAGCGTCAAGAACATTCGCATTTGCTGTACCCATAATTTTAGTTGCTACATCAGCAATAACATTTGTGTCAGCTTTTTTCTTAAAACTTAAAATGTGAGTAGCATTAAACATTTTTTCACCATCTTTGGTTAATGCTTTTTCTATAATAACATCAATCAAAACAATTAAATCAGTGCTAGTTGCACCTTTAAATATCTTTGCTTTTTCAAGCATATTAAAAGGTTTGCAATAAATTGCTTTATCGCCAGTAAGTCCCCACTCAGGAACTTCGATTACTTGGGTTTCTTGACTATCAAAGTGATCTCGGATTCCGTCAAAGTAATCTATTTTATTATCTGACATAAATTAGATTAAACTGTGCCGATAGTTAGACCGCCATTACCTTGAATAGATACTGTTCTTGTAGTCACTCCGTCTAAAGTAACACCAACACTCATTCCAGTTACGATTCCTGTTCCTGATAGTTTTTGCTCTCCAGAACCCGAACCCTCTGGCATAAACTCAAAACTCAAACTAGAGCCTTGTGTTAAATTACCTTGAGCAGTGTCGTCATCGTCAAAGTTCATATCAATAGTAGCTGTAAATGTTCCTCTACCTACAACATAAGATTTCATTGATGAACCTAATGCTGTGTCCTCTACAACATCGTGAGTCGTATCAACAGTAAATCCAGTTGCTTGTCCAATATTAGTACCGCCAACATGAACTACTGCGTCCTTGCCATGATGAGTTGCCATAATTTATTACTCC